CCTTTGCTATGGTATCTAACTTTTGCTCAATTCGTCTCGTATCGTTTGCTCCGTTCGCAACTAGCTTACCGAACTGGTTCACAGCCAAACCGCCTTCCAGTGCCGCGCGCGCATCTGGTAATACAATAGAATGTTTAGGTACATTCATAACCGTAGGAACGGCTGGCGTTTGCATAACCTGACCTTGTGGCGTTACCACCAATTCCTTTTTATAACCATCACCCACCCAGGCAAGACCGCCGGGTGCGTCCTCTGTGCCATCAGCAAATTTTGGAAGCGGTGCGGCAATGGCGCGGGCAAGTTGCAGGGCGCCGATGGTGCCAATGGCTGCGATAAACGGAGCGCCCGCAGGCAATGGTGTTACTTTTAGTTGGTTCATGATTGCTGCAGCAGTATTGCCTATGATTTGTGCAATGTTTGCGGCCTTCTCAAATCTTGCACGTTCAAGTTCAATCTGTCGTTGACGGCGTTCCAGTCTCTCCCTTTCGGCTTGCGCCCTTACTTCAATTTTTGCAATAGCCGTTTCCCTTTCTTGCTTGTTGGTTATTGTTGCATTAGCCGCCGCGATGTCACTCTCTTTTTGCCTTTCGACTGCATCCATCTGCGCCTGAATGCGGTTTATCTCGCCGTCAAATTGGGCCGTTGCAAAAGCATTAAAGGTTTCGAAGTACTCAGATGCCAACTGCTTTTTCAAATCGGTCATCCGCTGCTCGTTGGCAATTACCTCGTTGGTTAGCTCGTCGCTGAGTTCTTTCCGCTTTTTCTTTTCTGCTTCCTCTATCGCAATAAACTCGTTGCTTTGCTGTTTCTGTTGGGCAATCAGCGTTATCTTCTTGCCTGTTAAATCGTTGATTTCTTCTTTTATCTGCTGCACCCTTGCAGACTTCTCAATCTTGCCGCGTTGCCGACTATATTCCTCAACGGTAATCAACCCGGCTTGCAGCTGATCATTCAATGCAACTATGGCATCTGATTCGTTGCCGCTTATTAAATCTTTTCTGCGCTGAAGGTTCTTTTCGATTATATCATTAACCTTCTCTGTATTCTGCTCATATAAAGCCTGCTGCTGTAAGCCATATTCAACAGTGAGGTTGTTGATCTCGCTCAATGTTTTTTGTTCGATGGCAATACGTTCCTCGGCGGTTATTCCGTTTGCGATTGCCTGCCTTAATTCAAACTCATAATTAGCGGTAATAATTTCGCGCCGTCTTTGATAGGCTGTATATAACGCATCTGTTCTTTTATCGAATGATTTCTTTTCATCGTTGGCAATAAGATCAGCCGCCTTTATCTGGTCCTCGATTTCGGTTTTAATAATATCGAACCGGGCCTTACGTTCGCGTTCTGCATACGACCGGTTAAGATCCTCGATAGTTTTATTCGATTCCCTGCGCGCCTGTGTGAGCGCAGCGGTACGATTTGCCTCAATAACTTTTATCTGGGATGGAGTTAATCCGGGTGTTAATCTTTGACTATCGGCGCCGGTATTGATTAACTGATTCTGTAACCGGGCAGCTTCCTGAAGTGCGGCAATGCGCTCTGCTTTCGTCTTTCGTTCGTCACCAGCAATATTTTGTTGTAGTTGTAGTCGGGTTTGGAGTTGGGTTTTAAAAGCCTCCAATTCTTCCTGACGGGCTTTTATTTCTTCTTCTTTAGTTTCCTTAATGTTGTTTAGCCGGTTAATTTCCAGCTGGCTATCGAGGGCAAAATCTCTTTCGCGGGCAGCGCGGAAATTGGAAACGAATGTTTCTACCTCCCGTAATTTCTTTTCTTCTTCCTCCGATAATTTTTCGCCTGCCCTTTGGCGGTTTGTGAAATCTTCGAATTGCTGGAAGGCGTCTTTGTATGCAGCGCCGTTGTCGGCAAGGAACCGGCGAAGCGCGGCGCTCTCTTCCTTTAATGCCGCCCGCCTTGCTGATCTGATCTTACTTTCTGAGGCGAATTGACTTTCCAGGTTGGCAACATTCTCGTCGCCCGCTCTTTTTATAGTTTCAATTTCATCATTCAATGCTGCCTCGAATCCTTTAAAGTCCTCATTGAGTTGCTTGAAGTCCCTGCTCACCTTTTGCGCAGCGGTCGAGAATGAGGACAGAGAGACAACAACCAAAGCAAGCAATCCTATGATTGCGAGCAATGGGCCGCCAGCCAACGACATAGCCGCGTTCAATGCTTTTTGTGCTGCAATAGCTGCGTATTTAACAATTATATTCTTGCTATGTGCCGCGGTTTCCAGGCTCGTCTGTAATACTGTTATCTTTTGCAGCCCGATATTTAACAGTTGCCGTGCGGCGCTTTCTTTTTGTAATGCGTTTTGGATGGCTTGTAGCCCCTGCAGTATTGCCATTACTGACTGCAGTTTTACAAAAGTTTTTTGTAGTTCTTCGTTTTCATCACCGAACAAGGCGGCCGCTCCCTGGGCAACGGAATAGATACCAGCCAGTCCCTGCGCTGCTGCAATAAGCCCATCGAATACATGGGTATCGCTTGCCTGCGCCTTGATGGTGGCTTTCATATCGCCGACCGTATCAGTAAGTTCAGCCGTCTTTTTAGTAAGCTCCTGAATAACGGCACTATCCTCTCCGTATACCTGAGAGAGTAATAATATTGCCTGTTGGTTATTTCTTATTTCACTGGTGGCATTAGCAAAGCCTTTGCTTTGTGCGTCGATTAACGATTGAAGTAAGTTTTGCTCCCTCTGCAATGACTCCATTACCGCAGCATTCTGCTGGCCTGACTTAGTATTGTCGTCTATTCTTTTCGATACATCCTGCAGGGCGCCCTTAAGCGTGTCGAGCGCCCCGCTATAATTACCGACATTACGATTGAACCGGCCCACACTGGCATCGGCAGCCTTCAGTCTTTGGTCAAGTTCAAGCGCTTTTGCGCTTGCTTCTTTCGCCTCTTTACTGTTAGCCCCAAATTGCACCGATAAGTTCTTTGCTTCTTTTGCTGCTTTCTTATATTCCTGTTCCAGCTTAGCGTAAGCGTCATTAAGGTTCAGTGCTTCTTTTGCCTGTTCCTTCAAGGCTTTGTTCTGCTCCTGCTGCTGCACCTTAAGTTCAGCAATGCGTTTTGCTTCTTCGGTATATAACTGGTTAAGTTTTGCCTGTTGTTTTTCTAACTCCTGTTGTTGCTTTTGTAATGCTTTTTCGTTTTCTGTCAGTTCGGTTGCAGCTTTATTGAGATCTTTAAACCCGGTGGCACCGCCAAGCTGCTTGTTCAGTTCCACGCCCTTGGCAATAAGTTTCTCAAAAGATGCAACATTCGAATCAGTCAGTTTACCTAACTGTTCGAACTGGGCCAGTGCCTCCTTACTTATTAGATTCTCAATGCGCTCTGACATGTGCTTTCTTTAATTGTTCTACTTTTTGCCAGTACTTTTTTCCCAACTGCACGTATTTACTTACCGTCAATTCATCCAAATCATAATTGGTTCTCTGCATTTCCTCGATCTCAATCAACATTTTATCGAAGTACTCGCGCTTTGGTTTTTCCTTTCCAACTTCTGCCATCTTCTGTTCCAACTGCTTTATGAATTGCTTTAGCTGGATATACTTTAACCTGCTCTTATTCGCGATTCTATTAAGCAATGGCAGGTAATCGATCGGGTTATAGGATGTTGGGCTGAACGAGTACCCTAGCTTTCTCACACTCTCAGCAATGCTCTCACTGTAACGGCTTGAAAGAAATCTAACGCAAGTATCGAGTAGGGATAAGTGACTTTGAAGACGTTGAATATCCCGGCTTAATGTCCATTCCTCTACCGTGTCAATAGTATCACCCCGTAGTTCGTAGTATTCAGCGAGTATCAGCAGCCACGCTTCTGACAACTGTTGCTCACTTGCTTTACCGTCGATGATTAGTGATTCATATTTGTTGTCGCATAACACATCCAGGAACCGACCCATCGGGAGTTTGCTACAGGTATGATACAAATTGCCGTGCGGTAATACCTGCGGCGCGGGCTTGCTCCGCTTCCATGTAGGCAATTTTACCGTCTGGCAGATCATAGATAACCATGAACTTTTGCTGTTTAATAGCATCCCGCTTAGCATCCTCTATAGCTTTTTTAAGTAGCGCCTGTCGTTCTTTTTGATCTGGTAAACAACCAATACACATATTATCCGAATTTGAATCCTAACTTATTAGTGATTCGAGATTGCAAGGCCGGCAGCAGGTAGAATGGTATATACTCCTCACTCTTACTCTCCTTTGTCAAACCGAATATCTTGTCGCCGTACTTCTTCCGCAGCTTCTCCGTTTTCTCATCGGCCGACGACATTGAATATGAGTTGGCGTTCACATCAACAAACATGTCACCCCAAAAAGAACCGGTATCCCTAAGCGTTACCCATCTTGTTTCCTGTCCTTTCTCATCCTTTAACATGATTGTCAGGTCAGTGTATGACGGCGTTATCTCGGTCCCATCTGATCGCTTACCGAGTGACATCTGTCCTTGGTTCAGCGTGATGATATCGCCAGACGTTTCAATGACCGATTCCTGCAATTCACTTAGCAGATCAAAGCCTTTCAGCCTTCTTTGCATCTCGTGTAGTGTAAGACTCATGTATTCGTTGATAAGCAAATTGCAATAGCGTCCGCCGGTCCTGCTCGTTGTGCTGCTTGAAAGTGGTCTTTATATTAGCCTCAATAAATTCATCTTCGGTAAACCGGGCCCAATGCTCAACATTGAACCCGGTACTATCAATGATGATGGTCATTAGCTTGAAGCCGATTCAACAATGAAGGCCACGCCGTCCTTATCTTCGAATCCTTCCATTTCTATCGGAGCGGCTTTTAAGACAGAAGGAATGGCCAGTTTAATGGTCATTTCTGCGCCGTCAAACTCTGCAGCCCAATCGGCGTAGTTGCCAGTAACATCGAAAGCCTCGTCAACAGCATTGTCCGCCACGCCTGTAATACTACTAGCAGAGCCGTCGGATTTGAATAATCGCCACGCGGTTGTTTCGAGTAGGCTGGCTTTGTAGGCATCATACAGGTTCACATCGCTGATCTTGCTGCGTACCTGGACGGTTGCCACATTATTGGTTTGATCTAGTATTGTAAGCTCTACATCCTGCAAGCCAGACAGGTCGAGTAGGTTGAAATCAACTTTCAGGAACCCGAGATTGCCACCATTCAAATAGATCGGGTCAATGATGAACCGCATATTAAACAGCGCCGATTCAGCACCCGTGTTTGGCCTCCATGGTAATACCCGGAACTGATCTACGGGTATGCCTTTCAGATATGCGCCTGATTTGTAGCCAATCAATACACTGTTCTTATCGAAGAACAAAAAGTGCTTATTCGCGCCACTATTTTTTGCAAGCTCCTGGTGAAGCTGTACGCCGCCATTCAGATAACGGAAGGTCCAGTCATAGAAACCGTCCTTCACATATATCTTGTCACCGTAATCGGTGGTATTGATGGTGATATCCTCAGTGTTATCTGTGATGTTGGCGAGCTTCGGATAAGGAAACACGCGGGTACCAATAGCCGCATGGATCTTTGTTTCAAAGAAAGCCAGCAAACCCGCCACATCCGACTGAGCGATCTGAAAATTTGGCGGTACCTGGATCGCGCCAATGATCTTGTCCAGATCAATAAAGCACTCACCTACCCCGGTATTACCGTAGTTGGTCGCGCATAATGGTTTGTTAAGTGTTGCCATTTTTATCGAATTAGTTTGTTAACATTTTATTTTGATATTGAGCGTAATGTCTTTTAGTTCAGTACCATCTACCCGGTCGTTGAATACATTATTGTTGTTGATCTGGCTGCCGTAGAAGTACATGTCTGTTTCCTTGTAGGTTAATTCGCCTTCGAAAGTGAACTGTTTATACATTGATATTTGCTTAATCAGTTCATCCTTTATCGGGTGAATGATAGGCTTGAAGTTTAGATCTGTTCGCTGTTCGGATATGTATTCTGGTTGTGTGATATTGCACACCAGCATCCGAAGTTTAGTTAAACCAAAAAATCCTTCAATGCCTTTTTCTATGGTTATATCCGTGAACAGAATAACCAGTGGAAACTTCTTATGTGCCTCTGTTGGGCTGTCCGTCAACTGTTGTAACCGGTTTGCAATCTCTCTCGGGTGACCATACATGTAGTAAACAGTATGCCCGAAAGATGCAGCAGTAAGCGCAGTGTTTACTTTCGCAATTACTGCCGCCATTTCATCTACTATATAAACCGGTGCGTCCATTATATATTGAACTCGTTTATTGGCCTGAACTTTTTAAGCATGCACCAAACATCCTGATCTGCCCACTCGGCGTAATCATCTTTCCTTGCGTCAAGATAATCAACCAACTCGCAGATCCATGCAGACATTTCGTTATATGCTCTCGTTAATTTAACCGCCATACTTGCAGTGTCAGCATTCTCATGCTTGCCCTTTGTTTCACCAGTGCTTGCTGTTTGCGTATGGTTATTACGCATATACCAGTAATACACGTAGTTGGCAATAGGACTTGCCTTGCTGGTGCCTGTACTTGTATTGATGGCCAGTGTTGCAGACTTGTAAGTATACCAATCATTGTTTGCGAACTGCCCGGAAAGAAGTGTAAGCGTACTACCTGAAATGCTGTAGTCAACTCCCAGGAAAAGCTTCCCAACGGCTCTTTGCTCAATGATGAAGTCTTTGCCTACAAGCGCAGTGGGAATTGTTGTGCTGCTGGTTGCGGCAACAGGATCAAACTGTTGCCCGCGTCCTACGCGAACATCGATCCCGTTAAGTGCGTCTAATGCATTGAGAACTGAAGGCGGTTGAGATACTAATCCTTTCCAAAAACGCGTTTTAGAATTGATATCAGTATACTCTACGCCCTCGATTAAATCCGTCCACTTCTGCGCAACTGGCACCACTTGTAAGCCTGCATCCAATGCCTTATGCAGATTATAACCCAACACCTCGTTTAGCCATTGTTCCTCGTATTTCTCAATAAAGAGATCAACGAGGCTACCAACGGCAACATTCGAAGTGTTGGGTATATTCAACTCACCAACAAAGTATGTGCGGTCAATTAACATTATGAACCAGAATCGATGAGTGATACAATTCGGTCCAGTTCGTCATACAGCAACGCATCCTTGCGATTGTCGCTTATGTAATCGTGGTAACGCACCTCAGCAATTACGCTGAACTGGTTACGACGGAAGTCGTCGCTGTTGTACCCTACTTTCAGTACCATGTTTTTGTATGTATCAACATTGTACTGGTTGATGTCGCCTACCAGCGCATAACCCTCTGCCACCTTGTTGCCCTCACGCATCATGCCTTGCAATCTCTGGATGAATGGAGGCACCAGGTATAACCGGTCTGTCGCGCTTTTCTGCATTTCAATAAGCGCACCTGTAACCGGGTTAACGCCGATGAAGTTTGCGTTAAAGTTCTTTTTGCCAATCTGAGCGATTGCAGAACGGAGAGCATCGTA